CTTAGATGTTGTTAATGAATTTTTTATTGAATCTGCGTATGTCTCAAATAAATGGGGACCAAGCGGTGGGTATAAAGATTTAATTATAATCACTGACATACAAAATGCAGGAAACATCTATCAACCATATTGGGATCCGGGATATTACAATTATTCGTCTTATCCGACCTTTAACATTGTATTTCAAGATGACCCTATCGGATCAAATGGACCACTTTCATCTGATACCTTCTTAGCTCAAATAGGTGCATCACAATTAAAATTTGCGTTTAACGAAAGAGTTTCTCAAGAAATACAACAAGCAACAATTGGTGTTATAAACTTAGATACGATAAGTGATCCCTTTTCTGCTAGTCTATTGGCGACAGGACAACAACCTTTTTTCATACGTGATTGGAGAATTACCGTTCCTGAAAACCCTGCGTTGGCGGCAGTTTCATTGGCAAATAGACTAACAGGAACTTATTTTCCCGTTTCTTTTATACCTGGTGATTATTTTGATGACGATAATCCGATAAATAAACCACAAACCGAAGCCGCCTTAGGCGTTGCAAACAATTTAACGGGAGGTCTTTTAGCTCCTATACTCAACAAGTATAGATCGCCATCTGAAGTATTTGTTGCAAATACAGGTAATGGAACACGGTCCGCCTTATTTTCCGCATTAGATTACAATTTATATAGACCGGCATATAACAGAGGTTTGATTGGTGGTCTAATTGCGGGAGCGTCAGCTGCCGTAAATAGACTATTCGATCAAGATAAAGCACAATCTTCAGGGTATTACGTTGGTAGTGAAAACGCTGAACCGTCTCAAATTGATGGACCACCAAATCAACTACCTGTAAATCAATTCGGAGTCCAACAACAAAGTATTGTATATGGACCACAAGAATTGGGAATATTATATGAAGGAAATGAAGAGGCAATTAAGTTTGGTTTAAAAGGTAGATCATATACTGATGGTGGTGGAACTTCAGGTCAATTAGTATGGACTTCACCAAAATATAAACCAAATGCGGGTTTTAGAGCCACGGCTGGTGGTGGTGTGGGTAGTTTGGATGATGAATTTAATCAAATTTCTGCGGACTATCTACAATATCAATCAACCGATATTGAGTTTAGACCTGGATCAATTCTTTATGAAACACAAAGACTTGTTGATTCTGCAGATCAAGTTCAAGGACAAACAAGATTAAAACATGTTGGAACCGCGATCAATCAAGTTTCAAAAGTTTTTAACGATGGGTATAAAGAAATAACAAAAGGATCACAAGTAGTTTCATATGTGAATCAGGCGGACGGAACTCAAGCGGGACTGGAATATTGTAGAATTTTCCAAAAAGACACACCATATTATACATTTGCTGATCTACAGAAAACAGATGGTATTACAAAATCGGGTAGAAGATTTGACTATTCAATATTTGATAACACATATAATTTGAATATTGCTCCATTAAGAAATCCTGGATCAACAAATATTGTTGATGGTAAAGTGAAAAAATATATGTTTTCATTAGAAAACTTAGCTTGGAGAACTTCTGATAGACCAGGATTTACGTATGATGATTTACCTGTTTGTGAAAGAGGCCCAAATGGTGGGAGAATTATGTGGTTCCCACCTTATGATTTAAAATTTTCTGATGACGCAAAACCCGATTTTGCAACAACAACATTTATTGGAAGACCAGAACCAATATATACATATAAAAATACATCAAGATCAGGATCACTTAATTGGACAATTATTGTGGATAACCCCGCAATGATGAATACAATAATTGAAAAACAAATGAAAGGTGCGGGAAAAGAAAGAGTTCAAAGTATTGTTGATTCTTTTTATGCCGGTTGTGTTAAATATGATTTATATGAGTTAGGTATTAAATTCAATACAATCCCAACAAAAGATTTATTTACATATCAACAAATACTAAATAACCCACGACTAACCACTGAAGAACAAATACAGGTTTTACAGAGTATTCCTAGTAATGTTGCAACCAATAAGACAAATGATTCGACCGGTGCCGATACTCCAGGAGGTCAAACTAATAATGGAACTACTACGGCTGGCAAGCCAGTTGAAGTTGAAGTTGATTTAAAAGAATATGAAGGACTTGGTTTTTATTTTGACAATGATTGCCCTGAATGTAAAAACTCAACTGCGGTAGTTGCAAGTCAACCGTATGATTATTGGTATAATGGTTATGTGGGAAATAAAACATTATACCAACAAAAAGCGCCGGCTAAAGTGCAACCAGAAGGAAGCTCAACCATTTTTTCAGGAGTAAACGTATCGAACTTTTTTACTGAAATTGTAGAGGGTAATTTTAGTGCAATAAAAGACAAATTATTACCACAAATTGACGATATTTTAACAAATAAAGGAAAGGTTGAAATACAAATGGTTGGGTCTGCATCACCAACGGCATCCGTTTCTTATAATGAAAAATTATCACAAAGAAGAAATAACTCCGTGGAGCAATGGTTTTCAAAACAAGTTTTGAAAGATGGAACCGCAATTAGCACCTATATTACTAGCGGTAACTTCAAAGTAAATTTGATAGCCAAAGGTGAAACAATATCAATACCAAAATCAAGAGCTGCGGCATCAGGAACAACCGATCCTAATGATGCAACTGTCACAACCGCAAGTGGTGGTGATTTTTTAACCGCAGAAGTGAATTGCACTCAAGACATAAAAAATTTGGATGTTGCGGGTAGTCCGGTTCAACCAGTTTCTCAAGTCTTCAGTATTCCTGCCATGGCTTGTAGAAGAGTATATATAACAAAAATTATTGCAAATAAAGTTGAACAACCAACACCACCTACTGTTGTTAAAAATCAAGAAGGAACTACAGACAGAACAGAAGAAAAAGTTCAAAATATTCAAACACAACCAACACAAAGTTTCAAACCTGAACCACAACTTACCGTAGAACAAAAAATTAAAGACGGAATATCAAAAAAAATACTTAGAAATTTATTTACTGAATGTGATTATTTCCAAGTAATTAAAGAAACAGACCCAATGGTCTATGACACAATTAAAGATCGTATAAAGTTCTTCAACCCCGCATTTCACTCGATGACTCCCGAAGGTTTGAATGCTAGATTAAACTTTCTTCATCAATGCACAAGACCAGGTCAAACGATTCCTGTTATTGGACCTGATGGTAGACCCAAATATAATGACGCACTAAACACATCGTTTGGAGCTCCACCCGTTTTAGTGTTGAGAATCGGAGATTTTTTCCACACAAAGATAATACCTAATAGTTTGGGTATTACATATGAAGGATTAGATATTAATCCTGAAGGTATTGGTGTCCAACCAATGTTGGCGAAAATCACAATGTCATTCAACATAATTGGAGGAATGGGACTAAAAGAACCGGTTCAAGAATTACAAAATGCCCTTTCTTTCAACTACTACGCAAATACTGAAATTTATGACGAAAGAGCGACAGCCACTGAAGATACGAGTAAATTGGATAAATATGTTGTTGAAAAAATAACAGGAGGATTACCACCTGTTGGAGAACAACAAATACAGGCAATTAACAGCGTCCAACCAAGACGAGGAGATTCAACAATTGGAACTATTGTTGATACAACGGTTATGGACTACTCAGGTTTATATGCTTCTTTAAGTGAGAAACTCCAACAATATTTTAAAACTTATTATGATTCACTATACAAGATCAATAGTGATTATGGGTATGGGGCATTACAAATCGCAAATAAAAATAGAAACTATACCAAAGGATTACTATCTGAATACACAAGTCAGAAAAAAGAAGGTAAAATTTATGGAAAAACAAATCAATATCAGGAGTTAGTTGAAAAACTTGTGATTGAAGTGAAAAAAGATATAGAAAATAAAAACGATCCTTTCACATCATACTTGAATAGTCCTGAGTTTGACCCAACGGCAAAACAAATAAGAGAACTTCAAGAAAAATTATCAAACATTGTGAGTCAAAGACAAAATGCAATTTTGGATGTTATATTAAATAATACCACAAATATAACCAACATACAAAATGAACTGAATTATATTTTTAGACAATTAGATGTAATATGTTCGCAAACCGATGGGAATATGAGTCCATCAAACGAACCACTTGTATATCAACTTAGTGGTGATACTTTTTTTGGTGAAAATGATCAAGGTGGAATATTCGATGTTTATACAAGTGATGCGACCTATAGTGTTGTTTCAACAATAAATAATTTTGAAACCGAACTTCAAACATTCGAAATGACAAAAGATCTATACAAAGAAAATAATTCTACCGTCGAAAATGCTGGAAACTGTAGATTAGAAGTTAATGGATTTTCACCATTCGCAATTAATGATTGTGCGGCCAATAGATTTTATATACTTTGCACCCCATTATTTACAAATCCTGAATTTTTAACGACATTTATTAATGATTTATCTAATGGTCCCGAAATAAAACAAAATACAAAAATGGTTGAGGGTATAAGACTAAAATCAGAAAGTTTAAGAGATAATTATACACAACTACAAAACGGATTCAAAGACCAATTTACCAAAAAAATACAAGAAACTGATTTCTTCAAAACGGCAACAACTTGGAAAGTTCCTGATAATACGGTAAAAACTTGTAATTACCTCTATCCCGCGACTGACGATGTCAGTGGCAGAACAAAGAAATTGAAAGATCTTTATTCCAATCAAAACTTAAATCAAGATAAACAAACCTTCAATGGTAAAGTAACTTTAAATTAAAATGGCATTACAATATTGGAACAGATATTCTGACTTTTTAATAAATGGGCAACAAACCGTTCTTCCATTTGTTCAGGTTCCATCAAAAACTTCAGATAAAAATTACATATATAAAGTAGGTCAAAGTAGGTTGGATAAAATATCACAACAATTTTATGGAACACCTTATTTTGGTTGGTTGATACAAATGGCAAACCCCCAATATTCTGGAAGTGAATACTCAATACCCGATGGTGCTATATTGACAATTCCATTTCCTTTAATAGCTTCATTACAAGATTATAAAAACGCATACGAAAATTATTTTTTCTATTATGGTAGATAAACAAGAAAACATATTAGTTGAATTAGACTACGACAATATAAGTCTTATCGATCCAAATAAAGTTATTGATGAAGAAGGTAATGTAAGTGATAGATTAGTGAGACAAGAAGATTTGGTAATGTATGCTAACTTGGAATGTAATGTGCTTCCAAGAACAAAACTTGCCGTAGGATCAGCAATGAATGATTCATCTCGAACAATTTCAGTTGGTAAAATAAACTTCTTAAATCCTGGACATAAAACGTTTTTAAATACAGCGTGGTCTGATGAATTAACGGGGAAGGATACTTTAACAGGACAGGGAGTTAATCAACCAAAACAAACCGCAGTTAAAAACCCAAACAAGTCTGACGATTACTATATAAAACAAAATCTTTACTCAAACGGAACACCAGGTGCGGTTGATAACGGTCTATTAGGAATGAAATCAATTAAATTAAAAATTGACACATCATTTTTACCTGTCATCAATATTGAGCTTGAAGATGTAAAAGGAAGGACGTTATTTGAAGGGGGAAACGATTCACCCTACGCCGCTTTCTTTCAATTACCTTATCCACAATTTACACTAACACTAAAAGGATACTTTGGAAAAGCAGTAAAGTTTCCAATAATGTTACAATCCTTCACATCTAGATTCGATCCGTCAACCCATAACTTTAGTGTTTCATTACAATTTTATGGATACAAATATACACTTTTATCATATGTAAATTTTGGAGCGTTAATGGCCGTTCCTCAAATGTATAATAATGTGGTAACACAAACACCCGTGTCTGTTGAACAGGGAAATGAAATCAAATCAACCCAAACTGCAACAACTCCGGTGGTTGTTAGTAGGGGATATCAAAAAATGAAAGAAGTCTATTCAATCTATAAATCTAAAGGATTGATCGATGATAATTTTCCTGAAATAACTCTACAACAACTACAATATAGACTACAAAATTTTATAAAAACAATTCTACAACAATTCCAAGATGAAAATATGGGTGTGTTGACCGACATGACTGTATATCAAAATAATATTTTAAATTACCAACAAAACATATTTTTATTTTCTAATTCATCTTGGTTTGCAACATATATGGATAAAGATAACCCTATTGTGTTAAAAACTAATTCTCAAAACGTATATCTGTTCAAAGAGTCCACCGCATCATTCAAAGTGGATGCCGCAACAAAATTAGAAAGTGAGGTAAAAAAATATAATGATGTGTTGGCTCAAAATAGTGTCTTTGGTGCCAACGGAAAATATACTATTGGAGGTATTACAACAACATCAAGTATTCCAGTTCCTATAACACTTCAGACATTTCAAAAGAAAATATCTCTTGATGAAATAGACTTAGTAAAAACTTATGTGTCTCAAAAAAATGCACCTACAGGAGACTTTAAAGAAAGTGACGCTGTTATTCAACAATTCAAAACAACTCTTCAAGCACAACTCTTAAAAAACTTTGATGTTTCTTATTTCTTTGAAGGACCAAAATCATTTATGACTATAACGGATGATGTTGCAAAAACGGCAGGAGAAAAAAGAAAACAAGTTGAAACTGAAATAACCGCCAGTTTGGCAACCAAATTTAATGGGCAAGGAAATGGAAGTTTGGGTTTTGTCCCGAGTGTAAGAAATATTTTGGCAGTTTTTTATTGTCAAGGAGAAGCCTTTTTACGTTTGTTAGATGATGTTCATAAAAAAGCTTGGGATCAAAGAGAAAACCCATACAGAAGAGCTGCAATTTTTGGAAGTCAAACAACCGCACCAAGTGTGGATATCAAAACATCAACACAGAACAACGAACCAATTTACCCTTGGCCACAAGTTATTAGAGAGTCCGTTGGTGATGATAAAAAAGAAAAATTTGAAATTATATACCCTGGAGACCAAACCGTTGCGTCTTCATACCGAGCATACAATCCTGAAGTTTGGCCTGAAGTTGAGTTTGTTGAACAATTCATTAAAGGTTATACTCAAAGACAAACAACGGCAAATGCCGATACGGTAGTGTTTGAAACAAATTCACAACCAACAAGAATCTCACTAAACTCAATCGACTTTGCGGTCTCTAATGAAGTTTTTCAAAATAAAGAAGAGTCAAAATATTTCTATGAAATTTATGAACGATTGATGTTAAATTCGTTTTATGCGAGATTTAACAAGAAATCAGGATACGTTTATTCTATGTATGAGGTTGAGGCCGACAATGAGGCCGTTAATATGTTGCAAAGTTTGGGTGCTGACAATCCATTCTTAATTAAGAAAATTAAAGAGTATCTATTAAATAGCACAAACTATGTTCCTTTTTTAAAACACATATCAAATCAAGGACAAGGAGAAAGTTGGCAAAACTTTGTTAGAGGAGAATTCGTAACACCATATATTAGAAACGATGTTGCCAATCCAAACGTTATTTTAAATGGAGATATTTTTGATGCGTTAAAATCTCAACCAAGTGTTTCATTATCAAACGCAAAAAGTTTAGTAAATTTAGATAAGTATTTTACAGGAACATCAATAACGAATGAGTTTGATTTTGTTGATACATACCCAATTATAGATTTCAAATGGGACAAAAATAACTTAGCAAACGGAAGGGCGTTAAATAACGTTAATGAAGTTTATGACACCAAAAATGTAATCAGTTATAACGACATTCAAAAAACTTTAGCAAACTTTGATCTAAATGACACCGTAAATGACAAGAGACCTTTTACTCATTTTAACTTCCTAACATTTACAGGTAATTCGTCAATTCCATCATTTAAAGATTTTTATAATGGAAGAACATATAAAAATCAATTTGCAACTGAGGGTAATTTGTTTTACGAAAATTATGATAATTTTTTAAGTAGGAATCAAACTACGTCTATGTTGAATAGTCCTTACTTTATAAACGCTATTCAAAAGGGGGTTAATAATTTTAGATACAATCAAAGAGAAACTTCACCATATAAGTTGGCGGCTTATCTATTTTTGAATAGTTTGCCTTTAGCAACCCTAAGAGAAAAATATAGAACTTTAAGTAATGGTAGTGTTAATGACTTGGATTATATAATATCCACGTTAAAAAAATTCGGGGCGGTTCATAAATTACCATACGCTTGGATATTGAAATACGGATCAATATGGCACAGGTATAAGGTTTATAAAAAAACAGGTAAAGACATTTTAGACGATGTTTGGACCGATTTTAATTATAAAAAAAATTGGGATCCAGCAAATTCGGCAACTACTTACACATACAATTTAGTAATAGACGGAACGCCAAGAAGTTTAGTTTTAGACGAAACCACCGGCACACCATCCTTTACCGAAATCAATACAGGATTTTATCCACAACTAATAGATGATTATAATGTCTTTATCCAAGGTCTTAAATTATTTAGTGGTCAAACACAAAACAACGGAAATTGTTTTGGGTTAAACATATCAGGGTCATGCACAACTTACGAAGTTACAGGGACTTGTGAGTCTAACGGAACAGGAATTACGATTAGTTCTATTACCAATAATCTCATTCAAAGTGGTGATACAATTTTCATTCCACAATTTAACGCCAATATTTTAATCACAGGACAAGTGAGCGGTGTAACTGGAGGAACAGGAAGTTATACAACACCACTACCATTTAACGTCTCATTTTCAGGTTTAACATTTATACTTGGAACTTATGCGAACGTTACAAATAATTCTACCGCTCCTGTTCAGGTGGGTCAGATATTCAGCGGATCCTCAACAACAGGAGTCACTATTCAAAAAATAGTAAGTGGAGTATCAACACCCAATTTAGTATGTAAGGTTAGTTCAGTATCGGCACAGACCTTTAACTTTACGGTAATTAACCCACCAATACAAGTCACTCAAATATCAAATAATGTTTTATCGGGAGGAACAATAATAAATGGACCTTTTTTAAGCGGTGACGTTCAAATCATTTCACAAATATCAGGAACAACAGGTGGTGTTGGTTTATATCAAACAACAAACATTGCCCCACCAACTAATTCGTCATTCGTAGTTTTGAACTCATATACTCAAGGAATTTCATCTACAACAATACAAAGTTATTTGAATGATGAAAAACTTTTAATGTTTAACACAACAAATTCAAATCTTTTTGAATTGCCGGGATTCGATCCAAATAATGCAACTAGAACTATGAGGGTTTCACCTTGGTCGTTATTAGTTAGATCAAATCAAGAACCTGACAATTACTATATTCTTCCTTCATTTGGGTCCGACTTAAATCAGGCAAAAGAAGAAGCGTTTAAAAATGGAAACATGAAAGTTGAATTGTCTAACAACCCATCCCTTTTCAATGGGAGTGTAAGGTTATTTTGGAATTGTCCTCAATACGGTTGGTTTGATAATCAAAAACTCGTTAAAAACGATCCTGGAACATATTTGAAACAAATTATAAATAATGAAAAAGATCAACAAAACTTTTTAATCTCCGGTAAAATAGATGATTATACCAATTTTGAAGAGTTATTTACAACGTTTGAAACACAATTATTAGATGATTTTGAAACTCACTTTTTAAATTTTAGTCGATCAATTTATGATTATGTTGATATTTTACCCACAAATTTACCGACAGATGGTTTAATTGTGACACCACAACAAAGTCAAAATCAAGTTCCTGATGTTGAAAAAAGTTACCAAAACTTTCATCTACTAATGAGAAATTTGATGAAAGTTTCAAAACCTGTAGGGACATCGCCCGAAACAAAACTACAATCGGCAATAGATAATCAAAATACAACCTTTCAACAAGTTTTAAGTGGGTTTTTAAATTACGACATCGCATTCAAATTCGGAAACCCAAGTAATTTTGATAAGAGATTGTTCTACACATTTTCAACACAATTTATTGAAAATCCGATTAACTATAGTCCATATGAGTTTGGTAATTTACCACCTGAAGTATCATTGGCACAATCAAAGACACAAAATCCAAAAACATGGGAAGCATTAGAATACTTTGTTGGGTATTCACAAATACCAGAGTTAGAATACAAAAACTCAGGTTCATACATTACAGACTTTTTTATCGATATGAACGTTCAGTTCAGTGAAAAAAATGTAGAGGATTTTGCTCCACTTATTAAGATTTATGCAAGTCAAAAATTAAATGGATTTAAGATGCCAGAGTCTCCCCCACCTTTGAATGTTCCACCAACAAATGCGGTTACTAATCCGTCAAATGTCCCAACACCAACACAAGTTCCACCATCACCAACAGGTCAAGGAACCGCTGTTGAGTTATCAACTTTAACAAATGGTGACACAATAGTAATTTATCAAAACACACCATATAAGTTTGCGGTATTACGAGACCCTTCATTAACGGTAATTGTGCAAGGTCAAAATGTTCCACAATCAAATACAACAAACCAACAATTGAGAGACCAAGTAATTCAAAATTATTTTGGTTCATTATCTATAAATGAAAATGATCCTCAATTTGTTAAAAGCACCGTAAATATTTTACCATCATCTCAAAACTCACAAGTGACAACTACCACAACAACACAACAACAAGCGCCGGTGGGATACCCAACAAACCTGTCTATTCAGACAAGTAGTGGAAATCTAAGTAAGTTTTATAAATTGATGGACAACTACATACAACAAAACAATCTTTATATTGGTAATGTTTTAAATGTCTTATTACCTGCAGTTAGAAAACAATTACCTAATGTTTTTGTTGGAGAGGATGGTGGACCAACTAGAGCTCCACTAGAAGCCGGATTTACAGAACAAACAAGAGTCGAGCTTTGGGATACATTCAAGGCCCTTAATGATTCATGGATCGCAGGATTTGATTTTGAAAGTAAAACATTATTTGAGGATGTTCTTTTAGTTGATAGGGCTAGTAGAAATGTGGGTGACAAAATTATTGTGGATATCTACGGTATTATTGATATGTTAGAAGATGGGGCGTCAGATAAAAATCAAGGAAGCACATCATACAAAAATACCTTACTCGATATGGTCACGACCATATTAGTTCAAAATAATTTTCAACACTTTATGCTACCGGCATATGTTAATTTTTATAATGTGCAAGATGCTGCTAAAAATCCAACACCTAGACCTGACGGAACTTTAGAGGTTGGAAATATGATGTTCGGAACTTTTCTGAATGTTGATTATAGACAAAGTTCGCCAAAATTTCTTTGTTATTATGTTTCTAAACCAAGCGAACATTTAAATATGAACGACAATGTTGATTATCGTTATAGAGACGACGCATTCGATCTAAGAAGAGCAAGCGATAATCCATTAGTAGAAAGTCAAGTTAATAAAACAGATTGGGCAAAGTCTAATAAAGTGGTTGGTTTTAACGTGGATGTCACAAAACAAAATCAACAAATTTTTAAATCTTTTAATGTGTCACAAGATCCAGGAAAACCAACTTCAGAATCTTTGGAAATGTTAAATCAAATGGCGAATATTGATAGAAACAGAAGAAGCACAACACAATCGGTTTCATTATATAACTTATATAAAAATAGAAGTTATGGTTGTTCGGTTGATATGATGGGGTGCGCCTTAATACAACCGATGATGTATTTTAATATAAGAAATATCCCCATGTTCTCAGGACCATATATGATTACAAGTGTGGAACATACAATTACAGAAGGAGATTTCCAAACAACTTTTTCAGGAACAAGACAACCATTCTATAGTTTACCATCTGTTGATAATTTTTTACAGACTTTAAACATAGAAATATTAAGTAAATTACAATCTAAAATTGTTGAAAACGAAGAAAAAACTAAAGCCGATTCTACCAATGTAATATTCCAAGCGGCAAACATCATTTCAAACTTGGGAACCGAAGATACTTTAACTAAAAATCAAGATTGTGCAAATCAATTGAATAGTAGATATAACGGATTTACCGCCGTCGAAATTCCACAAGCAACTTCAGTATCAGCTAAAGATTTTGTAAGTTTAATAAGGGCAGTTTTAATTTCTAAAAATTATGACATAACTGGAGACACCGCAATCAGTATTGCGTCCATGACATTTACTTTTGCATTTGCTGACTCAGGAAATTCAAACGGATCTCAACTAAATGCTTTTGAAAACAATTACAGCACAATTAATTTACAGGAAGTATATGGTGATTCATTTTTTGAATTTATAAATAGAAAATATTTTTGTGTATCAAGAGGAAATGATAACAATATTCCAATTGTAAGTTTTAGAACAATTAGAGATTTTGTTGAGTTTGTGGTAAATAGAGTGTCAGGTGTTGTCGTTCTTTTAAATGAAGATTTTAACACATTAATAAATGAAACTCCAAACGATCCTAAAATTGCGTATGTAAACGCACTTGCTAAAAGGTATGTTTTAAGTTTTCCTATTAACCAGAATCCTGATGTTTATACGAAAATCACCGAAGACGCAAATCAACTTAATAAATTAAGACAAGAAATTGGACAAGCTTATAATAAATTTGAGATTTTATGGAATACATGATATTTATAAATAAAAAACTATGAGCACAAAAATTTTATTAGACAATTACCTTGGAAAAAATACAAGGGTGTCTGAAAAAGACATGGGTGACGGAACCAAACAAGTATGTGATCTTGACACAGGTGATTGCTACACCCTTAGAATGAAAGACGGTCTTATCGAACGAGTAGATAATACCATGAAAACATTCAAAAAAATTCAAGTAGAAACCACATCAGGTATAAAAACATTATTAAACGGATAGAGATGGGAATAGATGATAGAATATTAGAAGAAATTGCAAGATACAATTCTATAAATAGATATATTAACGAACAAGCACCACCCCCACCACCGGCAGATCCGGCAGCGGCAGGAGCACCACCAGCAGATCCGGCTGCCGCGGGAGCACCACCAGCAGATCCGGCAGCAGCGGGAGCACCACCTCCACCACCTCCGACAGGAGAAGAACCAGCAGGAGGACCTGAGGCGGATCCTGATGTTGAACTTGTTGATCCTGATGAAGAAGAAGGAGAAGAAGGTGGGACGGAAGAATTAGATATTACGGATTTGGTTGATACACAAAAAACTATGGCCGATAAACAAGAAGAATATTTTACAAATCTTTTTGACCAAATAAAAAAAATGGAAGAGAAACTTGCGGAAATGGACTCCTTGGTCTCAAAAATTGATTCATTAGAAAATAAAGTAGATAAGTTTAGACCAAAAACACCACAAGAAAAACTAGCTCTTAGAAGCTTAGATTCAGGACCTTTTAAACAAAACTTGGCAGATTTTTTTAATGATAAAAAAGAGGAAATGGAAAAAACAGGAAAAAATGAGTATGTCCTAACACAAGACGAAGTGGAAAACTTTAGTCCGTCTGAAATTGAAAATTCATTCAACGAACCAATGGAAGATGAAGACGATATTTTATTAAACAAATTTAATTCATAAAAATTAAGGTCGATAATTTCGACCTTAATTTTTTTACAATACTATTTGACAAAACCTTTTTATACAATTATACTTTTAACATATATAAACCTTTAATTTTTAATTACACAATGGCGACAAATTCATTAGACGCAGTTTTACAACAGTATGAGAAATCTCAAAGTAGTTCTAACACTACATCAAAAATGTCTTCTGAAGACCGAATGAAGAAATACTTCGCGGCTCTTTTGAAAGACAACGAAAAACAAGGGCAAAGAAAACTAAGAATCTTACCAACGTCCGACGGATCTTCACCGTTCAAAGAAGTATGGTTCCACGAAGTTCAAGTAGATGGAAAATGGCAAAAATTTTATGACCCAGCAAAAAATGACAATGAGCGTTCCCCTTTAAATGAGGTTTATGAAGAACTTATGTCAACAGGAAGAGAGTCTGACAAAGAACTTGCAAAACAATACAAAGCTCGTAAGTTTTATATTGTTAAAGTTATTGATCGTGACAACGAACAAGACGGAGTAAAATTCTGGCGTTTCAAACACAATTATAAACAAGAAGGAATCCTTGATAAAATTATTCCAATTTGGAAGGCAAAAGGTGATATTACAGATTCTGACAATGGACGAGATCTTATTTTAGAATTAACCAAAGCAAAAACTCCAAAAGGCGCGGCATATACGGTAATTCAAACGGTAATGTATGACGATCCATCACCAATTTCAAAAGACGAAACTCAAGGTAAAGAATGGGTTGAGGACAAAATGACATGGGAAGATGTGTATTCTAAAAAACCTGTTGAATATCTTGAAGCAATCGCAAGAGGAGAAACTCCACGTTGGGATTCTGAAAAAGGTGGGTATGTTTATTCGAATGATGAAACCGCAGAAGTTTCTTTGGGTGGAAAGTCAACCTCAAAATCAATTAACGAGGTAAATGACCCACAGTCAAACGACGAAATCGACGAAAATCTACCGTTTTAATTATACAAAAAAATGGGGCACTTTTTATAGACAAAGTGCCCTTTTTCATTTATCTTTTAAATAAAAAAATATGAACAGGTTTATTGCAGAAAAACTAAAAGAAGCCCTCGTAAAAAAATATGAGGCAGAAATCGCAGACGCAGAAGCACGACTTTATGTTTATTTCACAAGTTCAGTAGGGATCGGAGAACACCCCCAACACACAGAAGAAATGGACAACTTAGTAGAACAACTTACAAACGCAAAAGATAAGTTAGATACAATTAACAATTTCCAAATTATTGAACTATAATGGCTCTTAAAAAAAATGATTTTAGCTCAATTAAGAAGAAATTCTCTTCCGACGCTAAATACAAACCACAAAGATTTTTTGATCTTGGATCTGACTTTTTAGATGCGGTTGGACTCCCTGGACCTGCAATTGGACACCTTAACATGTATTTAGGTCACTCAGATACAGGAAAAACTACAGCACTTGTTAAAACCGCTGTAGACGCCCAAAAGAAAGGTATTTTGCCCGTGTTTATTATTACAGAACAGAAATGGTCTTTTGAACACGCCAAACTTATGGGGTTTGAATGTGAAGAAGTGGTTGATACTGAAACAGGTGAATTGACATGGGACGGTTTCTTTTTATTCAATAATAATTTTGAATACATCGAACAAATTACAGATTACATAAATGAACTATTAGACGCACAAGAAAAAGGTGAGTTAGATTATTCACTTTGTATAATGTGGGATTCAGTTGGATCAGTTCCATGTAAAATGACTTATGAAGGAAAGGGTGGAAAACAACATAATGCAAGTGCTTTGGCAGACAAAATTGGAATGGGTATTAACCAAAGGATTTCAGGATCTCGTAAAGCGGATTCTAAATATGAAAATACCTTAATAATTGTTAATCAACCATGGGTCCAACTTCCAGACAACCCATTTGGGCAACCAAAAATTAAAAGCAAGGGTGGTGAGGCGATATGGTTAAATTCATCTTTAGTTTTTTTATTTGGAAATCAAAAAGATTCTGGAACTACAAAAATTACCGCAACCAAAGATAAAAGAACTATTAAATTTGCGGCAAGAACAAAAGTTTCGGTTATGAAAAATCATATAAATGGTCTTGGATATGATGACGGTAGGATAATTGTTACACCACACGGTTTTATCGCGGGAAAAGATACTGCCGAGGAAAAAACAAACATAGAAAAGTATAAAAAAGAATACGCCGACTATTGGAAAGATATTATAGGTGTTGATGGTGATTTTGACTTGAAGGAAGAAAAAGAAGAAAACTAAATATAAATTATAATAATTCTACTTTTATAGATATTTATTAATATATATGGGAAGAAAAAAAATTGAAGATCATGAAAAAAAAGTAAAAATTGGTGTATCAGTTGATCCTGATTTACCAAAATACTTTAAAGACAGATCAATAAACATTTCTTCCCTTGTTAATAAATTATTAAAAGATTATATCAAAAATGGAAACAAAAATTTGTAACAAATGTGGTATCCAAAAAGAATTGTTAGAGTTTAACAAAATGAGTAAAGTCAAATGTGGGGTCAGAAGTTATTGTAGGGAATGTCAAAAAATTGAATCAAAAAAATACAGATTAGAGAACAAAGAAAAAATTAAAGAATATAACGATAGGTGGAATAAAGAAAACCAAGAATATTATAAAAAATATTTTGAAAAATATTATATCATTAACTATGAAAATGAAAAATTAAGAAAACTTGAATGGTCTCGTAATAATAAAGAATATTTTAACAATTATAATAAAAAAAGAAAGCAGGAAGATTTATTATTTAGATTATCACTTGATATGAGAAATTCTGTTAATAGATATTTAAAATACCGATCAAAAAAAACTTTTGATATTGTTGGATGCACACCTCAAGAATTAAAAGAACACTTAGAAAAACAATTTAGTAACGGTATGACTTGGGAAAATAGAGTAGAGTGGCATATAGATCATATAATTCCATTATCTTCGGCAAAAACTGAAGAAGAACTTTACAAGTTATGCCATTATACTAACTTACAACCTCTGTGGGCGATTGAAAATATGAAAAAAGGAAACAAAATTGTTGAACCATCTAATGGTATGATAAATGAATAAAACATTATTGGTTGACGGAAACAACCTTTTAAAAATTGGTTTTCATGGTGTTAGAGATTTCTATCATAATGGAAAACATGTTGGTGGAGTTTGGCACTTTCTAAACACTCTTCGTAAATTCTTAGAAGAACACAACTATAACAAAGTTGTGGTTCTTTGGGACTCTAAAACTTCATCGGCTCAGAGAAGATTAATCTATCCTAAGTATAAGTTAAATCGTAAATCATCTGAAACAGAGTCGAAAGAGGAATCTTTTTTGGAACAAAAAGGAAGGGTTAAACAATACCTTGAAGAGATGTTTGTAAGACAACTGGAGACAGAACACGCAGAAGCTGATGACTTGATTGCTCACTACTGTAAAGTGTCTTTAGACGAAGAAAAAACAATCTTCTCGAGTGATAGAGATTTAACTCAATTAATTGGAGAAAAAGTTTCCATTTATTCACCATCCACAAAACAATATTATAAGTTGGGAGACAAAATAAAACTTCATGATATTGAAGTTCCCCACTATAATGTTAAAACAATCAAAATCCTCACCGGTGATAGTTCCGACAATATTGATGGAATATTCTATCTTGGTGAGAAGACTTTGGTAAAAATGTTTCCTGAACTACTTGAAGAAAGGGTAGAACTGTCCTATATTTTAGAAAAAAGTGAAAAACTTTTAAAAGAAGAAAAAGGAAACGTAGCTCTTCAAAACCTACTTAGTGGGAAAACAAAAGAGGGTATTTTTGGTGATGAGTTTTTTGTAATAAATGAAAAACTTGTCAATTTAGAAAATCCACTTTTGAATGAAGAGGAAAAAGAATTAGTTGGACTATATTACTCAGAGTCGATGGATCCCGACGGAAGAGGACATAGAAATCTAATTCGAATGATGATGGAGGACGGGTTTTTTAAATACTTACCGAAGGGTGACGACGCTTGGGTAAGTTTTTTAAAACCATTTCTCAAATTGACAAGAAAAGAAAAACAAAAATTTAGAAACAAAAAAAAGTAAAAAACAAATGAAAGAACAGGACATAACCAAAGTAGAATTCTTGTTAATGTGTAACGACAACATTGTAGTTCAAAGATTTTTCAATGTAAGAGGGTTCAACAAAAATGCTCACAAATCTGAAGAATTTTATAACCATATTGAAGGTCTTTGCCGTGGTTTGAAATATGATTTGAAAATGAGATCGGTAGTTTATTTATTGGACAATCAATATGAGATTTCTGAAAACCCTGAAATTCTAAACACCTCAATTACTGAAGGTCCAGAAAATTTTAATTTAATTATTAAGGTCGGAGACATGACAATTTGTCATAGGCAGTTCGACGCAAAAGTATACCCACCAAAGGTCAGATACACCGTAGACCTACGGCCAAAGTTAAAATCAATCATGGCTGAGCTAACTGACATTTTTTCAGCTAAAAATTTTAATTATTTTTATCCCAACTTTATCAAAAACTAATACTATTTATCTTTACTAAAAGAGAAAAAACATATGGCGACTAGTAAAAATTTTGAGTATTTAGGGAACACTTTTCAATTACAACTTTTAAATCAAATTATTGTAGATAAGGACTTTTCACACTCTATTCTTGATGTTATTGAAAACAATTATTTTGAAAACAAGTATTTTAAAATAATCATTCAGATGGTAAAAGAGTATTATCTAAAATATGATCATACACCTTCATTTGAAACTCTTGAACAAATAACCAAATCTGAATTACAACAGGCAACAGCATCTAAAATTGTATTGGATACAATCAAGAAAATTAAGGATGCACCTATTGATGGCGTAGGTTTTGTTCAAGAAAAAGCCTTGAAATTCTGTAAACAACAAGAACTTCAGAAGGTTATGGGAAAAGCACAAAAGATCATTGACGGGGGTGAGTTTGAAAACTACGACACCCTCGAAGAGATGGTAAAGACGGCCCTTCAGGTCGGATCAAAAGATACATCAATGTTAGATGTATTCTCAAACCTTGACCAAGTTCTTGAAGAGGATTACAGACACCCAATTCCGATGGGAATTCCAGGAATCGACAGACTATTAAAGGGTGGTTTGGCAAAAGGAGAAATTGGTGTTATCTTAGCCCCTACGGGTGTTGGTAAATCAACGATCCTAACTAAGATGGCAAACCACGCATTTAATCTCGGATTTAACGTTCTTCAAATCTTCTTTGAGGATAACTCAAAGGTGATTCAAAGAAAACACTTTACTTTATGGACTAAAGTTCACCCTGACGATTTGTCAGAAAAAAAGGATGAAGTTATGACCAAAGTTAAAGAGATTGAAGATACGATGCCAAACAAGTTGATTTTGAAAAAATTACCATCAGATACACTTACGATGTTACAAATCAAAAACCAAATTAGAAAAATGGTATCTGACGGGATCAAAATTGATATGGTAGTTTTAGATTATATTGATTGTATAGTTCCTGATAAGAATCTTGGTGACGAATGGAAAAGTGAGGGGTCTGTTATGAGGGCATTTGAGGCTATGTGTCACGAAATGAATTTAGTTGGATGGACCGCAACACAAGGAAACAGGTCATCAATATCTTCAGAAGTTGTGACCACAGATCAAATGGGTGGATCAATTAAAAAGGCACAAGTTGGACACGTTATTATATCGGTAGCAAAAACCTTACAACAAAAAGAATTAAAGTTGGCAACAATTGCAATAACCAAGTCTCGAATTGGTGATGATGGTGTGGTATTTGAAAATTGTAAATTTGATAATGCCATGATTGAAATTGATACTGAAAGTTCAATGACTTTCCTTGGTCTTGAAGAACAAAAAGAGGAAAGACAACGACAAAGAGTTAGGGAACTTCTTGAAAAAAGAAAACAAAAAGAAACACAAACAAATTAACAAAATAATTAAATTATAAACATGGAAAAAATATTAGTAGAAAATCCTAGTAGATTTGTGATATTTCCAATAGAACACAATGATATATGGGAATTTTATAAACAACACCAAGCAGCATTTTGGACGGCAGAAGAGGTTGATTTAACCAATGATATTAGAGATTGGGAAAAATTAACAGAGAATGAGCAGTATTTTGTTAAAAACGTTTTATCCTTCTTTGCGGCATCGGATGGTATTGTAAATGAAAATTTGGCCGAAAACTTCTATAGAGAAGTCCAATATCCTGAGGCAAAATTTTTCTACGGATTTCAGTTGGCAATGGAAAACATTCACTCATTAATGTATTCATTATTAATTGATACGTATATCAACAACCCAAAAGAAAAGGATGAGTGCTTTAATGCTATTGATAGGTTACCGGCAGTCCAAAAGAAGGCTAAATGGGCGTTAGACTGGATTGAAAACGCATCATTTGCCGAACGTTTAGTTGCATTTGCCGCTGTTGAAGGAATATTTTTCTCAGGTTCATTTTGTTCTATCTTTTGGTTGAAATCAAGAGGAATCATGCAAGGATTGTGTAACGCAAATTCTCTAATATTCAAAGACGAAAACTTACATTGTGATTTTGCAATTCATTTATTAAACAACCATTTAGAAAATAAACCTTCTGAAAAACGAATTAAAGAGATTTTATTATCAGCTCTTGAAATTGAAAAAGAGTTCATTACTGAATCACTTCCTGTTTCATTAATTGGTATGAATTCTAATCTAATGAAACAATACTTAGAGTTTGTAGTCGATGGTTTGTTAGTAAAAATGGGTTGTAGTAAAGAATTCAATGTAGATCAACCTTTTAAGTTTATGGAACAAATTGCCATTGAAACAAAAGGTAATTTCTTTGAATCTCGAACAATGGAATACCAAAAGGCCAAATTGAATGAAACAATAAGTTTTACGGACGATTTTTAAATTATATACTATGTCATTAAAAATATTAAAAAGAAACGGAGAGTCAGTCTCATTTAACCCACAGAAAATTTATCATAGAGTTAAAAGAGCTGCTAAGGGATTGAACGTTAATTCAGATGAAATTTTTATCAAAGTGATTACGTCAGTTCCAACAGAAGGGGAGATCACAACTAAAGAATTAGATAAATTAGTTTACGAGATTGCCGCTTCATATACGGGAAGTCATTATGATTATTCTAAATTGGCCGCCTTTGTTGCAATTTCATCTTACCACAAAGAAACTAACGATAGCTTTTCACAAACTATGATGTTATTATGTGAAGATGGGATTGTTAATGAAAAGTTAATTGATACCATTAAAGAGTATGGTGAAGATACGATTGATGCAGCAATCAACCACGAAAATGATTACAACTTTGATTATTTTGCTTGGAGATCACTTCAAGAAATGTATTTACTAAAAAGACCTAATGGTCAAGTAATTGAAAGACCTCAACACATGTATATGAGAGTTGCATTGTGGGTAACTGATAACTTAACTGATGCGTTGGAATATTACAAATCACTATCTAATCAGTTAATATCAAAGGCAACACCAATTATGATTAATTCGGGAACTAAGGTTCCTCAATTGGCATCTTGTGTTTTACATTATAATGATTCAGATTCAAGACAAGGATTGTTGGATACGTTAAACGACATCTCAACATTTTCATCTGATGCTGCCGGTATTGGATTATCAATGTCTAATATTCGTAGTAAAGAAAGTAGAATTACCACTTCAGGTGGATATGCTGGTGGATTATTAAAATATCTTAAAATTGTAAATGAGTCACTAAGATTCTTTAATCAACAAGGTCGTAGACCTGGATCTGCGGCGATTTATCTTGAACCATGGCATAAAGATATTGTTGATCTTTTAGATATTAAAAAGAATACCGGAGCTGAAGAGTTAAGGGCTCGTGATTTATTTACAGCACTTTGGATTCCTGATAACTTTATGAGAGCCGTTAAAAATAATGGTGATTGGTATTTGTTTTGTCCTAATGATATTAAAAAAGCAGGATTAAAAGCACTTCAAGAAAGTTATGGTGATGAATACGAACAAACGTATAATCAAGCGGTTCAAATGGGATTAGGTAAAAAAGTTAAGGCTCAAGATATTTGGACTAAGATTATTGAATCTCAAGTTGAGACTGGTGTTCCTTACCTATGCGCTAAAGATAGTGCGAATAGAAAAACTAATCACCAAAACATTGGTGTAATTAAACAATCAAATCTTTGTAATGAAATTTACCAATATACTGATGAAGAGACTACAGCGATTTGCACATTATCATCAATGGTGTTAAAAAACTTTATTCAAGGAGGTAAGTTTGATTTTGAGTTGTTATTTACTGAAGTTAGAAAGGTTGTTCGATCTTTGAACAAAGTAATTGACATTAACAATTATTCAACTCAAAAAGGTTTAAAAGGTGGTTTAGAACAAAGAGCCATTGCGATTGGAACACAAGGTTTAGCTGACGTATTCTACTTAATGGATTACATCTTTACGTCTCAAGGGGCAAAAAAACTAAACAAAGATATTTTTGAAACAATTTATTACGCAGCCATCTACGAAAGTAACCAGTTGTGTATGAATGGAAAATATGAACCATACAAATTCTTTAAAGGATCACCAATGTCGAAAGGAGAATTCCAATTTGATATGTGGGGTGTTGATGAAACACAACTTTCAGGAATGTGGGATTGGAGTAAATTAAAAGAAAACGTTTCAAAATACGGAGTTTGTAATTCATTATTTACAGCACAAATGCCTGTGGCGTCTTCAGCTAAGATTACAGGTTCATTTGAAATGACTGAACCTGCGCATTCAGCATTATTTAATAGAAGAGTCGTTGGTGGTGAAATTATTATTGTTAACAAATATCTTATTAATGATTTTGAAAAAATTGGAATTTGGTCTGAAGATTTAAAAAATGAAATCATCATTAATGAAGGATCAATTCAAAATATTAATTTTAATAACTATTTGGATCCTGAAGATAAGAATTACAATAAGAAAGTTAGACGTATTGAACACTTAATTCCTAAGTATAAAACTATTTGGGAGATATCACAAAAACAACTTATTGATATGGCGGCCGATAGAGCACCATTTATTGATCAGTCACAATCAATGAATATCTATATGGCAAACCCAACATTATCAAAAATAACATCATCACATTTCCACTCATGGGAAAGCGGTTTGAAGACACTTTGTTATTATGTTAGAACCAAAGCGATATCAACTGGAGCAAAACACTTGGCCTTAGATATGTCAAAAAAACAAACTCCACCTCCATCACCACCTGATAGAATATTAAAAGAAGGTGTTATTCCTACAAGACCAACAGATTCAGATTTTGAATGTTTTGGATGTTCTTCATAGAATATTATAAATCACCGAGAAATCGGTGATTTTTTTTTTATATCGTCATATTTATTTATTAAATAATAAAAAAATGAAAAAAATTATAAGACTTACTGAGTCAGATCTCGCTCGTATTGTTAAACAAGTTATTAGTGAATCTAAAAAGAACCCAAGTAAATCTGAGATATTGAAGATGTCGAAAGATGAACTAAAAGATGTTTATGGTGAATTGGAAGTAAAAGGTGAATATCACGGAAACAAAGGAACATTTCACCACTTCAAAAGAACCGCAATCGGAGATGTTGTTTGTAGTTTTAGAACTGATGATACAACACCGTCAGGATTAAAAAGAAATACTCAAGGAATTAAAGTTAAAAATTTAGATTTTTAATTAACTCATGGCACTTTTTAATATTAGCGATTTATCAAATATTACCATAGAAAAAATGGTATTCAACGAGTTTACTGATGGTTGGGATTTCGAAGTTAAACATAATGGAATTTCATACACATTTACAACTTATGATTTACCTCATCCCGATGAAGTGACAGATGTATTACACGCTATTGGCGCAGGAAATATTGCTGCTTGGGGTGGAATTCCGGCGGCTATTGCAATTGGGGGTCTATTGGCCGGAACTGTTGGAGCACCTTTCGCAGCCGGTTTAGCGGTTAGTTGGGGAACAACAGCTTTATTAATGGGATTGGCAAAATTATTAAAGGACGATCCATCATCAATGGCACGATCTGATAAAAAAAATTCACATTCTAGTGAGTTAAGAAGGATGAGACCTGACGATACGTATGAAGATGAGCCTGAAATGGATCCGATAAAAAATAGAAGTTCATCAAGTGGTGAAAAAGAAGGTAGTGTTTTTTATTGGGACCCAAGGACTGGTGAAAAAAGACGTTCTGAGATGGGAGATCGAGATGAGTTACCTCAAGGATACAAAAGGACTATGGGGGAAAACTACCGACAAAAACAATATAGAAGAAGATATTAATAATTACCCACCCCAAAAAGGTGGGTTTTTATTTATATAAAATATATCAATACTATATTTATATGTGATATGGCAAATGGTATTACTTATGGAATTTCTTTTCCTTTTGTTGATTCTTTTACCGGTAGGTATTTAGATGTCACAAACTCAACCGAGGCTGAAATTAGGGCAAATTTAGTTCATTTACTTTTAACAAGAAAAGGTAGTAGATATTTTTTACCCGATTTTGGATCAAGGTTATATGAATATATATTCGAACCCTTGGATGGGCCAACTTTTTCAGATATAGAATCTGAAATCCAAGACTCTATAAGAACGTATATGCCAAACTTACAAGTTACAAACATTACCGTTGAGCCGGCATCTGCTGGTTTAGAAAATAAAGGAGACACCATAAACCAATATGGTGAAAGAGAATTTAGAGTAACCAACATTGCAAATTTGGAACATACCGCAAAAATAAAAATAGATTACAGAATTACAGACTCGGCTTTTGAGTCACAAGATTTTGTCATAATCAATATTTAAAGTTATATGGCAGAAAAAAAAATATCCTATACCGTAAGAGACTTTCAGGGGGTTAGAACTGAACTTATCAATTTTACAAGAACTTATTATCCTGATTTAGTTCAAAATTTTAACGATGCTGGAATTTTCTCAGTGATGATGGATCTAAATGCTGCCGTTACTGACAACCTTAATTATCAAATAGATAGAAGCATACAAGAAACCGTATTACAATTTGCCCAACAAAAAAACTCAATATATAATATTGCAAGAACTTACGGATTAAAAGTTCCCGGTCAAAGACCGTCTGTGGCTTTAGTTGATTTTTCAATCACCGTTCCTGCGTTTGGAGATAGAGAGGACCTTAGATATTGTGGAGTTTTAAGAAGAGGATCGCAAGTTAATGGTGGAGGACAACCTTTCGAAACTGTATATGATATTGATTTTGCATCACCAATAAACGCTGAAGGATCGCCAAATAGAGTTAAAATACCAAACTTTGATTCTAGTGGAAAGTTATTGAATTACACAATTGTCAAAAGAGAAGTTGTTGTCAACGGAATAACAAAAGTATTCAAAAGAACAATCACACCGAATGATGTTAAACCATATTTTGAATTATTTTTACCTGAAAAAAATGTATTAGGAATTACAAGTGTTCTTTTGAAACCTGGAACTCAATATTCGACAATTCCAAACCCACAAGATTTTTTAACAATTGGTCCTGAAAGATGGTTTGAGGTAGATGCTTTGGTTCAAGACAGAGTATTCATTGAAGATCCGACCAAGGTTTCAGACCAACCGGGAATTAAAGTTGGAAGATATATAACAACATCAAATAAATTTATTTCTGAATTTACACCTGAAAGTTATTGTAAATTGACATTTGGTGGTGGTAACATTTCGGCAGAAGAACAACTAAGAGAATTTGCTCGTGATGGTAAAGGATTTGATTTAAGTAGATATACGAATAATTACGCAATGGGAGCCGCACTTACTCCTAATACGACATTATTTATTCAGTATAGAATTGGTGGTGGTTTGGCAAGTAATATTGGAATCAACACAATTAATCAAATTGGGACCGTTTCATTTGCGGTAAATGGACCATCAGAGACTGCAAATAGAAGTGTAATCAACAGCTTACAATGTAATAATGTGACCGCAGCTATCGGAGGAGCAAATCCACCAACAACCGAAGATGTTAGAAACATGGTGTCGTTTAATTTTGCGGCTCAAAACAGGGCGGTAACCGTAAATGATTACAACTCAATTTTAAGAACGATGCCGGCACAATTTGGGGCACCTGCAAAAGTTGCGATTACAGAAGAAAATAACAAAATACGAATTAAAATGTTGTCGTATGATGCAAACGGAACTTTAACAAACGTTGTGTCAAACACATTAAAACAAAACGTAGCTAATTACTTATCAAACTACAGAATGATAAATGATTACATTTCTGTTGAAGCTGCGGAAACAATAGATCTTTCTGTTGTTGTTGATGTTGTATTAGACAATAGTCAAAACCAAGGAGCGATAGTTGCAAAAACAATTCAAATAATTGGAAACTTCTTTAATCCTCTTGTTAGAGAACTCGGTCAAAACGTTAATATTTCAGAGTTGAGAAGACTAATACAGGCGGAAAATGGAATTGTTAGTATATCTGATATTCAATTCTTTAATCAAGTTGGGGGACAATATTCATCATCACAAACATCGATGCCATATTCAGATCCTTTAACAAGACAAATTAGACCAACCGCCGATACTATTTTTGCAACACCAACACAAATATATCAGATTAGATACCCAAATAAGGATATAAATGTTAGAGTTCTTAATCTAACATCTGTTAATTTCTCTTAGTGATTTATTTTTTTGTAATCAAGTGTATTTTTCTATGAAAATGGGAAATAAACTATTTATGAAAAAAACCAAATTAAATGCCCAAATCATATAGAATAAGAACCCAAATTGGGGTTGATAAATATATAAACGTCAATTTAGAACAAGATTGGGAGCAATTAGAAATACTTTCTTTGAAGATCTTGGCAAACGACGTTTATACGAGATTTTGTGCCGATTACGGAGTTGTAACAGGTAGAGTATTTGTAAATAATGGGTTTGGTTTACCAAATGCTAAAGTATCAGTATTCATTCCTTTAGAGCCTGCAGATGAATTAGATCCTGTGATTACAGAATTATATCCATACAAAACAATCACCGACACAAATGAGGATGGTTATAGGTATAATCTACTTCCTAAATTGCCGTCATATAATGGGCATGTTTCAACAGGATCGTTTCCGAACAAAGGGGATGTTTTAATGGATGGATCATATATCGAAGTATTTGACAAATATTATAGATTTACAGTAACAACAAATGAAAGTGGTGATTTTATGATTTTTGGAGTTCCTGTTGGAACACAAACAATCGTTATGGATGTAGATTTATCCGATATTGGTTGTTTTTCATTATCACCACAAGATTTGATTAGACAAGGTTTGGCGACTGAAACTCAAGTAAATGGTGCGAGATTCAAATCATCTACCAACTTACAAGAACTACCACAAATTAAAAACTTAATTTTTGATGTGGATGTTAGACCTTTTTGGGGTGATAATGATTTATGTCAAGTTGGAATTACTAGAGTAGATTTTGACCTTACTAAACAGGCTAATTTAACAATAGAACCAACAGCAATATTTATGGGTTCTATCATTTCAACAACCGATGACGACGCCCTAAAAGTATCCTGCAAACCCAAGAATAACACAGGTAACTTATGTGAAATAATTGCGGGTCCTGGTGAAATACAAGCAATTAGACAAACCATTTTCTCTGACACAAATGGATTACCAATCTTGGAAAGATATCAGATTGAAGAAGATGGAAAAGTAATTGATGGTGATGGGACATTTGTATTAAACGTCCCAATGAACTTAGATTATGTTTTTACCAACGAATTTGGTCAGTTAGCAATCTCAAATGATCCTAAAGTTGGAGTTCCAACTAAAGCGAAATACAGATTCAAGTTTAGATGGCAAAACGAACAAGGACTTCAGAATAGTTTTATGAGGGCCGATTTTTTGGTTCCAAACATTAAAGAATATGGGTGGACTAACTCATCAAACGATCCATTTGATCCTACTTTGATTGGAAGTTATAATTATCAATTACCCGTTGGTGCTACAACAGGAAACACCGTAGTGTTTCTAACACAAGAAGGTTTATCTAATCCACAGACAAGTAACGTAGAGTCTTTTCAAATATTAATTAATGGATCCGTTTATATTGGATCTTTGAATTCAATAAATCTTAACATTGGGGATACTATACAAATTATTGCAACTCCAATAGATCCGACACAACCACAAGATATTACTTTTACTCAAATACCGGCTCAGTTGTTTGATGTATATAAATCTTATGCTTTCAGCACTGATTGGGACGATTATGTAAATGTCCAAGACGCGATCGATTGTGAAGACACCTTTTATCAATTTGGGTTCAATAAGGTATATACCACTGCGATGTTTTTAGACAGATATAAAAAAGGTATCGGTAGAGGAAAACATTTGGGAATTAAAGAAATTGACAATAGAAGCTGTAAATCAACGGTAAACACTTTTCCGGTAAATGATATAATAAGAAATTTCGATTTTATATTCTTTGTTGTGAATTTATTATTAAACATTTTGGCATGGCCAATAATGTCTTTGATATTTGTAATTCACATTGTGGCAGCAATATGGCAGTTAATTAGAACCATAGTAAACGCCATAAGAAGAATCTTTAATATCAACATACCTGAAATACCAGGGTTTCCAAGAATTGGATTACCGATGATTGCTTATCCCGATTGCACAAGTTGTGAGTGTGATTGTGGTATTAATGAGGATCAAGATACTGGAAATCAAATACAAGCGGCCACTGATTATAATAATGGGGCTGGTGATTTACCATATACCGTGACTTTGACTACAGTTAACACTCTTATTGCCCCTGTCAATAGTGCAAACCTTTATAACATTACACACCCCAATTTATTAAAACTCGCAGATGGGAGCGAACCATACGATTGTGGATTTGGATATGGTGGAAATTATGAATCTTTCGAAACATTATTAAATAATAACGACATATCTTTGGATGTAGTGGTTCAGGCTAGTCTAGATTTAAAAAGAACCATATCAGGATATGACGTGTTGTCTTCCAATAACCCAAATAGACTTTTCAATAACGAGTTTTATTTATTACATGCACCACAACCTTTCTTGTGGTCTGCTGAAAAAAAGGGAGCTGCGGCCGACAGAAGATATTTTGCATATCCTTTGACCGACACTTTTCCTCAAAAACTAAATGAATTCAATACTCGAGATAAGTATTTTACAGGTAAAAATAGAATATCAACATGGGTTAATCCCTCAATCAATACAAATCAGGCAAGTGCCACATTTAACGACCAAGTAGTCGTTGTTCTTATGAACGCAGGTGCAACAAGTTCTATTGGTGTAGGAAATTTATGCACTTTCCAAGATCCAAATTATACTGATTCAGGATCTACAAATAGACAATTTAATTTAACAGGAGGAACTTCTAACCAATTTAATAACAATGCTATTACAGGAACAACAATAACGGGACAAACAAATGTTGTTGTAAATTATGCAAACCCAACTGACCCCAACGGGCAAACTAACTCACAGGCAAATATTATAATTGATGTTCCCCAAGTTTCACAACTACCCGTCACAGGAAACACATTAGTCGAACAAGACTACTTGAAATTTGCTACAGATATGGAATATTTCCAATTAATAACAGGTATGACTGTTTCGGATTTTGAAAATAGTTCGTTAGGGACTTCAGGATCATACAATTCGGCTTATTTGTTCCATAACGTTCAAATTGCGGTTCCAAGTTGTGATGTTGTTAATTATATAAATACATTTAGTGCTTGGTCGATTAACGATGTGGTTAGATTACTCCCTGGATATGAAACATTTGAAGTTTGTATTTTTACAAGAGGTGTCGATCCACACACCCCAAAACAGACTATACGATATGACCTTTCATCAATTTTCGGATACACAACCAACGGAAATGTAGAAATAGAAGGGAGTTATTATTTGAATATCCCAATTCAATCATACCCATCGGGAAATAAACCAAGAAGTCATAATTCTGTTTCAAATACCGACACTCATTTATATTTCCCATCTTATAGTTTTAATATTAGTCCTTCTAACTATACAGCATTTACGTCAAATTTACCGTATTACTACTTAAGCACCGATGACGCAATATCCACCTCATATATTCCAGCACCTTTTATGAATTGGCAAAGTGTTGGTTCTTTAATTTTACCAACAGGGTTTTTACAAGTGAGTTCATATACACAACCGAGAAATCAGATTGATTATGTTGGTGGGGGTTCATTTGCCGGATGGTCTAACAACTCTTCGTTTAATTATTCTTTAGAAACTGATAGTGGTGGTTCTTGTAATAATTCATGTCAGGTTAGTGAGTATTACAAATCACAAAGCACAAGTAATAACTTTGGGTCTAATAGTGCTGGTGGTGTTTTGAGTTCTTCATATTCATCCGCTTATTATAGATTTGCATTATCACCAATCAGTTTCTCTGACTCGTCCAGAATCATAATGAGAAGTGACCGACTACCAACTTCAACAGGAATTGAAAATGGTGCGGGAAATAGAACAGGATACGCTCTACACCAAAACAACAACTTTGCAATTTTCACAAGTAACGGAATTGTATCGGCACCATCGATTTATGCTGGTGGTGATCCAGCTTCGGGAGAATCTCAAGACTCTGATGACGTGATTTCGGGATTGACATCTACTTTGACATGTGAAGGGATGGTTCCTTTGGCTTGTTATAGTGGTTCAGGAAATAATGTTGGAGTATTACCGGCAGGACAATGTGATGTTCCACAAGATAGAATGATCAATGGTTGTTATTGTTTGATCAACAGACCCTATATTCTACAAATTTTAGACGACATAAGATTGTTTTTGGAATGGAAAGTTAGATTTATGATGAACTTTGCTGCTTGTCGTGGAGTATTTGCTCAAGTGTTCCAAAACAATTGGATCAACGGGGTTTTATATATGTATAGTTTCAACAAAAGAAGTGCATTCAATTTGACAGGAATCGCGAACTACAAATATTGTGATGATGTCATTGTATTTAACTCACTGACCAATGTGTTTTACTATAGATCATCACCATGGAACGGATCAGATTTCATTGGAAAAGACGCTCCTATACCTTCCCAAAATACAAACTTATACACCGGATTTAATTCCAAACAAATTCAATTTCCAACCACAATTGTTGATTTAGGCCCAAGAGACTCATTCACAAATGAAATTTGTTGTTCATCTAATCAAACTCAATCTGCGGGTTCATATTACGTTGACCAAATAAAAACTACTTCTTATCAAGATAATTCAGATATTATACAATTAGGATTTTTATCAAGATTAACTAATGAGGGGACACGAAACAGAATGTTACCAATTAATATTGGACAAAGTAGTGGTGAAGGTGTTGGAATAATACAATTTTTCAACAGTAATAGAGGTGGAGATAGAATTGATGGTGATTTTGCTCAAATGTTGTCAATAAATTCTGAATGGAAAGTTTTACCTTTTATTACAGAAAACATTCCTTCAGCAAATTACATTTATTTTGGAGATAATCAAAATGGTATTCCAAACGCACTTCCACCAAAAAAAATAAGACCTATTATGGGATTGTTTTTTACCGCAAATACCGATGAGTTGAGATACAGAAAAATTATGTCACCAGGTATTGAAACCTATAGTTTTACACCATTGATCGAAGAGTCTTTTGGATATCCAAAATCACAAGTTGTTCCTCATTATAGATGGGCAATTACAACTCCTCAAGATGTTGTTGGAACACCAAATATATTTGGATCTGAAGATAATAATTGGTTTACAAACGCTAGCTCCAATTCAGGATTTTATCAAAAAAGATATCAAGATTTGGACTTCACAAGTATTCCGGGTAAATATCAAACAAACTTAACCAAATTTGGTTATTTGGCAAGTTTCGATATAAACGGTGATCCATTACCAATAACACCTTTGGCCAACATATTACAAGGAGCCCCAAGTGCATCAATAACAACATCATCAGTTACTGTGGTTGGAGCACCATATCATTTTTATTTTGGGTTGAATAACGGAAAAACAGCTATTAATAGATTTTATAAACTATACGTCCCAACTGAACAAGAATAATGCAAATTGATCCAACAACAAGAATTATAGAATCAACACAAAGATTCAAGGGAGCCCCAAAGCAAGACCAACAAATGAGTCTGCCTTTGGTGCAAAGTCAAAAAGAACTCGTTGAATTTGACAGAAGTGTTGATTTGAATTTGGCGACCGTATTTGATGAAGAACGTCAATTGTCTTTTACATTTAGACCCGTCACCAAGTTTATGGTTGTATTTGAAAACTCTTATACGGGATCCACGAGTTATCCCCCATTTAGAGATAATTTATATTATACTAATGCAGTTTCAAATGCCGCTTCATATTATCCGTCAGGAAATTTTCCGTCAGTTCCACCTTTACCGATTAACTCAAACATACCTTGGGATGGTTTTCCACAGTATTCTGAGTTTGATTTTATTAGAACCGATATTGACGTTCAAGGATATACCCTACCCCCCAACAACCATTTGAATTTCAAATCAGTTAGTGCAACAACATATAATTGGTCTCATTACATAAGTTATGCATTTACAAACGATTACAATAAACAAATGTATGCGGTTCAACCCAACACGAATTTTTCATGGAATTGGACATCAGGTGACGGATTACCTTATATTATTGAAGTTGGAACCAACATACAAACAAGATTTATTAGTTTTAGATGTCCTGTTGTTCATGGACTTAGTGTTGGTGAATTTGTTTTACTTTCAACAAACTATAATGGAAATTCTTTTTTCCAAGTTACTAGTTTGGGGGACGGTGGGTCTGGGTCTGAGAATTATATTTTTAATATTCAAAATGTTGGATACACAGGAACTACATTTCAAACCTTAAATCAAGGAACATTCAAAAGAGTAATAAATCCTGCAAATTCTGCTGATACTATTAGTGAGTATTATGTTAGAAAACATAAAATACTTACCGACTCAAATTGCGCCGTTTTAACCAATGCGGGGTATGAGCAAAACGTTTATAATATCAAACAAAAGTGTGAGATAAAATCACTTACCCCCGACCAAAGAAAAAGAAACTCAATTAAAGAAGGTGCAAGATCTTATACATTATCTTTTAATTGTGATGTAAATACTTTGAATTTAAGGGACAATCAAAAAAGACCTGTTAGTGAATTGTTTATTACAACGGTGTGGAGAGGGTATTTTGGATGGACCCAAAAACTAAAACAAGGATGGAAATTCAATACTTTTTTAGATAAAGGTAACCCTCAAATATGGTGGGATCAAAATAACCCAAACTCAAGCACTTCTTTAAACCAAAGTCAATATAATTCATTACTCGGTAATGGACCATTTGTTTATAATGACTTACTAACGTCTGGCGATACTATCGACGGAGATTATTGTGAATGGAATAACTTTGAACAATTCGAAAGAGTAATTTCAACGTATCAACATAAAATCACGTATAATGAAAATTGGTTTAAGTTGGATAATACATTACCAACAACAAATCAATATGGTTATTTTTACCAACCACATAGGACAATACAAATAAGGGCATTTTCTGATTATATTGAAGAAGGTAGTTCGATCAACGTTGTTGGTATTCCTGATTATGCTTATTACTCAACAACAAATGCACTTTTTAGATGGAGAGATTTATATCCTTATGGATTTGTTGATACTGATGGTGTTGGTGTGGATTATCCATATTTAAATGATGCTCATTATCCATTTTTGAATACAATTTTTAAAATAACACCCGAAAATTACAATATACCAAGCGATTACGCACAAATAGGTTCCGTTCCTATAAACACAACAACAATACCTGAGCCAACTGTAGATGAATGCGAGTAGAGTAAAAATAGTAAAAGATGATACTAACAAGTATTTGAACATTCCTATCAACATGCAGTGGGATTTCATGGGGCGTGATGATAGTATTTCTGAATATGAAGCAAAGGCAATTAAGGAAGTAACAGGAATTGCTGCTGACTTCGAGATTGCAAGGTTTTCACATAACACATTTCCAAATCTCGACACGGCAATTAACTACGAGTTTAATTTTTATGACGATTCACAACCCATAACAGCAAATACCGTTGGTAATTGGAGTAGTTCATATTTGAATGAAGGATTCTCAACTCAGGAAGTTTATTATTATTCAAAACCTTTCACCAAGTCTTTTTTCAAACTTGATTTTTACGATACTCAAGATGAAAGAACACAACAAATATATCTATCAATAATTCTTCCAGTCCAACAAGGTCTCACACAAACCGTGGTTTTAAATAATTTACTTCCCTCTGTTGAGATTAAAAAACCTACTATGATTTTAGATAGTATTGGTGCAGATAAAGAAGGGTTTTATATTTATTGGTTAAGAAGTAGAAACTTTATTGATATATCTGAGTTTTATATGACTGCTAAATTTTTTAACGCAAGACTTGGAGTATTTAAACAAATGACCAACACCCGACAAGATTTAATTACACCAAATAAATTTCAGTTTAATAATGCGGACTATTTCTACTATAAAGTGAATTTGAATTATAGTGATAAAACATACGAAGTGTTTTCTACATCAACTCAACTTAGAGTTGGTGATACGACATCACCGATAATTTGGTATGAATACGTAACCCCATAATGGAAAGTCCTGACTACAAATTTATTATATCCCCCGAAAACATAAAAAGTGATTTGGTTTTTGCTGGTTTTACGGGACTAACAAACATCTTTGAAATTTTGGATCCTTGTTGTTTGGTTAATTCCCCAACAACAGTATCTGACATAGGTCAAACAGGAGTTTATCTACCTATGTCATATTTGTTAAGTGGAAATACAGAAGGAACATCATTTTTGACCGGTCTTTCTGTAAATATTATGATTACTGAAACAACTATCGATATAGGTTATTACTCACCATTCGATGGTATGGTTTTACAAGCCGATGTGTTAAATAACTTTATTGTAACGGCAGATACAATAAACCCATTCACCTATGTGTTTTATAATACATCAGATTTAGAACTAATAAAATTTCTAAGTGTCGTGACCTTTGTTGTTGATTGGGGAGATGGGTCACCAACACAACAAGTATTAGGGATCACTCCACTAACACACATCTACCCAACGGCACAAAATAATTATACCATCACATTAACGGCCACATCACCTTGGGGTATATCAAAAGTTCAAAAACCAATAACAACCCCTTTCACAAATGCAACAATACCAAACCCACAAGGTTCAATAACATTTTTTCCTGCTGGAGGTAGTTGGAGCGCAACCCCCATAAGTTATGACTATATTTTTACGGGGGATTCTAATACCGATATTAACGACTATTATTCATACAACTATACAACAGTTCCATTTCCAATAACAGGACTAACAGAGTCCTCGGTGAACGACTTGGCACAATATGGTCCAAAAAATAATTTAGTTGCGGGGAAATTTGTTTTGGGAGTTCAGGTTACAGGATCCACAGGGGCCATAGGAACTTTTTATGGTGTTGATCAAACAAATACCTATACCGCTTATACGATAAACGATATGATTTATCATGATTATGAAGATTTTACAATATATTTTGTGAATTCTTATGGATTAGTTCCTGGCGAAATAATCATGACGGGTATAACAAAAGATGAAGGTTTGATGAATGTTATTGACCAAGCAGAAATAATAACTAACGTGTATATAGAAAGAGGTAAATACACACCATTAGAAAATGTTATGAGGTTAGGTGAAGTTGATAATATTGGTGATTTACAAAAATACGGATACAAATATTTTACAATAGAAAAAGTATCAACTTAAATATTTATAAAAAAGAAAAAAAATGGCAACAGGTAATTATGGAAATATAAGACCGGCAGACGTAAGTCCCGAGGATGTTGAAATCGTAATGGTTTATACTGAATCTAGAGATGACACACAAAACTTTGTTTTATCAACTTTGAATGCTCAAGACGTGTTGAGACCGTATTTTAATAATAACAATACAGGAGGAAGTAGTGTTGAAATCTTAGGAGGGCTTTATAATCTAAAATTACCGGCAGATCAATTCAACAAGCTTGGTATATACACCCTAATGATAAGACCTGCTGAAATTAGAACAGTAATAACAGATTGTGGTGTTTTATCATCATTACCAAATGTTAAAGGTATTGTTATTGACCTCAATAATGTTCCATCACAATATAGAAACAAATTTGTTAATCAAGGTTTGGTTGGGTTTAGAGTTGAGTATCTTAACTCTGATGGAACAAAAATACCTAACTTTTTTAGAATTATTACATCTTCATTTTATTGCGAACCAGTTGTTCAGAACTTGACAAACACAATTCAAAAATCAATAAGATATAGATATGTGGAGGGAGCAACAAACTTATTGTTTTGCACTTTATCACCATCATCTTCGCCAACAAATAAACCAAGTGCAACACCATTTATAGGACAACCCAATCAAAATATTATTATAACCAACACATATTTCAACCCGATTACCACAGAAATTGAAATTGTGGATCAGGATATTTCAACATTAGCAATTGCTCTTTATGGAAATCAAACCAAATCTATGGAAGACGGTATATACACAATTTACGACTCAAACAACAATATTTACAAACAATATAACTTATACGAAATTAAAGATCAGTTTAATACCCTTCTTTATGAGGTTAGACAAGATCGAAATGAGAATATCGATTTCTCTAAGGCATTTAACAATATTACGGCTTAATGGCATTTGAAAAAATATATTGTCCCCCTCAAAGTAGTGCGGCTAACCAATTTTCAAATAACTTGGTTGGAGTTCAGTTAGTAACTGGAGGAGGACTAACGCAAGCGAATTTTAATTTCACAACAGGTATTAGTGAAAAACAAAACAGAACTTTTACCATAGGAACTTTCTCAGACCCAATAAACTTGGAGTCTTTGAATATTTCAAACCAAGTTGAATCGGCACAAATTCTGGCTAACAATTATAGAGTTTATCCAAATTATGATTTATCACAAGTAACAAACTTCACACAATATGGATCGTTGGTTAAAAGATTTTCAGTCTCGGTTACAAAAATAATTAACTATTTTCCTGCAGCCTTAGAGGTAAATTCAACAACACCAACATTTGCAAAACAAACAACCGCATTTAACATATCTTATGATAAGGTTGCTGATGATACAACATTAGAAATCTATATATCTTCTATTCTTAATCCTTTTGAAATAGATTATACGATAAACGCCGAGACAAATATGATGTTTAATGAACTTCAAGTTTCACCACTAAGAAACATGAAGTTGGAGTATAAAAAATACATTTTGTTTGTTAATGGAAAACAGTATCCATTAAACTATTTGTTTCCAACAGATAGTAATTCGACTACTCTAAAAATAATTGTTGATGGAAACCCATTTAGCGGATTGACCTCAACAAATGATTACTTGGTAATCAGACCAAACGATTTTGAAGTTAATAGGGTTTATAATTTGGATTTTGATCCTGTTGAAAATTTCTTGTTGAACCGAAGTATAACACCACCATACACCGCTCAATTTTATGTTCCGATCGAACAAGAAGATGGGAGTTTTGCTATTACAAAACAAAGTGCCACTTGGCCCAAAGGAGGAGTTTGGAACTTGGACATATCAACAGTAACGTTTGATAATTATCTAATTCAAATTAATGAGTTTGCGGTGAATCTTGACCAATACAATACCAATATTATATCAAGATTTTTAACAACTGGTGCCTTAAAAGAATTTGATACACCCGATCAAAAATTTGAAAAATTACTTCAGATTTACGGAAGAAGTTTTGACGAAACAAGAACATTTATAACCGCACTTGGAAATATAAATAGTGTTCATTATACCGTTCAAAATGATATACCATCACAACTTTTAAAAAATTTGGCACAAACTCTTGGATGGGCCACAAATTTTTCACCCATATCACAAGAGGAGTTATTACAAGCCGTATTTACAACTCAACCAAATAGATTTCCAGGATTACAAATAGGACCAACACCCGAGGAAGTCAATTACCAATTTTTTAGAAACATAATAATCAACTCAGCATACCTTTTTAAATCAAAAGGAACAAGAAAGTCTATTGAGTGTTTATTAAGAATGATTGGGGCTCCTGAAGCCTTGATTGATTTTAATGAATATATTTACGTAGCCGACAGACGAATAAATATGTCTGAGTTCGATCAACAATATGCACAAATTAGTTTAGGTAGTTTCATACAACAATTTCCAGTATTAGAAACGGCAAATGTATTTTCAATACAAGGAATACAATATACAGGATTTACGACGACAACTACTAACGCAAACGTTCTAACCACAAGAAACGATTACCCTGTTGATGATTTTGGGTGTCCAAAAATGCCAACAGCAACCGAAGACTACTTCTTTCAAGTTGGAGGGGGATGGTATCAATCAACACCACAACATAGAATGCCCGAGTTTGCGGTTCCGACAAATGCCGTATTCACAGGAAACAACCCGAATTATCAAACTGAACTTATTCCTTTTAACTATGGTCAAGAATATCTACAAAGGTATAGACAATTTCCATATATGGATCTTGGGTATAAATTAAGAAATGTCCAAGACAATAAAAAAAGTTGGGTTGATACTGATCCATTTTTAAGAGTCTCATCCGATGGTGGTTTTACCGCTTATTATTCTGTTGGTGAGGAATGTTTGACTTTGAATGTTAAAAATGTGGATATAATGATGAACCCGGCTCAGGGTCTTGTTTATGACGTTTGGACTATGTCAAGACAATACAACTACCCAATACCTGAACAAGGGTTATTTTATACACCACCTTCACCATGTCAAACTTATAATCCATATCCTAAATTAGGGGGAGTGGATTGGACAACAATAGTCCCAAAACCAAAACAAAAAACATTCTTTGAATTTGCCCAAACATTTTGGAGAAATATGATAAACACCCGAAATCGTCAATTTATTACTGACGGAAAAACGGGAGGATACCCAACATTACAATCGATTTATTGGAAATATTTGGAATCACTAACTCAGGCTGGTATTCCAAATGATAATTTTACATACAAAACGATGATTGATTTTGTTAATGGTATGGGTGACTATTGGATACAACTAATAGAACAAATGGTTCCTGCAACCACAATTTGGAACACAGGTGTCCGATTAGAAAACTCAATTTTCCACAGACAAAAATTTGTATGGAGAAGACAAGAAGGTTGTAAGTTTTTACCAATACCTTGCACTCCTTGTGATTTAATAACTAATTTATATGTGATTGACTGTCCTGTTCAAGAAGTAACTTGTGGTTTATATCCTTGGAATTCGGATCCAAACATTACATCTTTTGGTGTAATATTAAATCAAACTTTACAAGAATTTTTCGTTTCAATAGGAATTAACCCAAATACCTGCCAGTTAAACTCAACAATTAGCACTTGGTTTGTGGATGTTAGAATAAACGGAGTTCAAATCGCACAACAACAATTTTTTACAGGTGTTGGAACGGGAAGTTACCCAAGCCCATCTACGTGGGTTTTAGCGGTCCAACAAACATTCACCGATTTACTAAACTATGGATATAGTTATAATATCGATGAGGAGGACGAGACGTTGGTTGTGTTTAATAATAACTGCGTTCCGAACTTCGACGATTTTCAATTAAATGTGGGAATAAACTTTGATATTTTCTGTAACGCATAATGAGTATATCGCTTTTACAATATAGTGTAACCGGAGATTGTTCCAATTTGGGGCTTGGGGAAGTTTTTTTACAAGTCACAGGTAATACACCACCATTTGCGGTAAGTTGTATTACAACAGGTTGCCCGTTCCCAACAAGTGGGTTAACTCCTCCATATGAATATTATTATTCAGGTGCGAGCGGAGGAACATATTTTCTTCAAATAACTGATGGAGGAAGTAATTCTATAATCCAATCAGTATATATCTCAACGGGAACAACAGCAACAATCGATTCCGAACACACTACTTGTGGATTAGATAATGGATCAATTACCGGTTTTACTTCAGGAGTTTACGGATTTTCAACCTTTTATTTATACGATGGTTTAGATAATTTTATAAGTTCAGCAACATCAACTACAAATGACTATAATTTTACCTCACTATCTGCCGATACGTATTACATCGTTGCAAATGATGGTGGTGGATGCACAGGAATTACTGCCTCAGTCATAATAAATCCGTCAGACCTTTTTACTTTTGGAGGTTATGTTGTAGATAACGCATCTTGTCTTGGACCGGCTTCAGGTAAAATATTTTTAACGGGTCTAACTCTACCTACATCGGCATACACAATAAATTGGTCACCAAGTGTTTTACCTCAAAGTGGTGAGACAATAACGGGATTAACCGCCGGAACTTATGTCGCAACGGTGACGAACTCATTAGGGTGTGTTGATTCACAATCTTTTACGGTGAATAATGTCAATCCTATAACTTCGGGAGGTTTCATAGTATTACAACAACCAAGTTGCTTCCAAAATGACGGTGAAGTGGAATTCATTGTTGTTGATGGAACACCACCTTACTTTTTTAGTGCATCAACAGGTCAAGTTGAAATAACTTTTGGAACTTCAGTAATATTCACAGGATTGACAAGTGGTTCATATTCATTTTTGGTAACTGATGCTGGTCTTTGCACAATTTACGATTCGGTAACTTTAACAACACCAAACTCATTTACGAATGTTGCAATAAACACAACAAACTCAACATGTTCTACTAATAATGGAATAATACAAGTTTTGGTTGATAATGGGTTAAGCACCGCTCAAAACCTTCAAATCACAATATCAGGATCAACAGGAATACAACAAACGGGAACCATTAACAATTCGAATCAGTTTTTCTACGGATTAACAAATGGAACATATTTAGTGACTGTGAGCTCAGTTGGTTGCACTTATACTGCAACCACAACCATCAATTCTGTTGATTTATTCACCGTTTCAGCATCAACCACAGGAACAACATGTGGTCAAAATAATGGTATATTACAAGCATCAGTTTCAACTGGAGGAACTCTACCATACACATATACTTTAGTTGGACCAACTTACAATCCAACAACAACAAACACACCAATTAGCACTTTTACTAATTTAAAATACGGAAACTATACATTGACAGTTCAAGATTCAGGATCACCATCCTGTTCTCAAACAATTCCTGTTTTTATTTCAAATAGTCAGGCCGTTTTTTTCAATCTTATTTCAACACAACCTATAGTTGGAAACGATGGAACAATAACAACTTACATTAATAGTGGTGAACCACCATTCACTTATATTTGGAGTGGAGGATCTGTTGGATCACAAACAGGAAGCACCGTAACAGAATTAACCGCAGGAACATATAGTTGCACCGTTGTGGATGCTAGCGGTTGCACACTAACAAAATTTACAACTCTTATAGGAACAAAAAAATATAACAATTACAGATATTATAACGTTTGTAGTGATGAGTTTAAAGATAGTGGTCTTGTGACTAAACGGAACATAAGGTCAATGTTCTTAGAAGGGTTTTACGATTTAACAAGTGGCGATACAAATTGTATTATAAATGAAGCCGTGTTTTCTATTTATGCTAGTGTTGGTTCTCAGTCGGCTCAGACAGAATTTTACACATCAAGTGGATCAACGGACTACCCAACAGACCAATTGTGGGCCGATACAATTATAAACACTTTGGAAAATTTCATAGGTATTTCTGCAGTTACAATTGATATTGTAACAAATCGAATAACGGTTAGCACAACTTGTGATGAAATACCAAAAGGTTGTGAAATCGTTCCAATAAACCCATTACAAGATACGCAGTTGATGGTCAAACTAATAATAGACTATGATATATCTTGTGTAAGTTGTAGTTAAATGGTAAGTCAAGTTTATGTTATATCGGCAAATAACGTAACACCACCCTTTAGTGGAATTGCTTGTGATGTTTATGGTAATCAATGTCAATACGTTGGAAGCGGGACTACATTTCCATATTTGTTTAATTTAACACCTCAATTTAATACCGCACCTGCATTACTTTTCAAAATTATTGATAGTGTTGGATGTGAAGTTTCTGAAATTATAAACTGTCAACCTGGAGAAGATTTATCAACAAAAAAACAGTTTCAAAATTTTGACTTATTTTTCTTTATGGACGGACAACAATACAATTTTCAATAGTCTAATATTTATTAAATAAAAATGTCTTTATTAACTGATCGAACATTTGCAACTGGTGTTACATTAGATGATTTAATTCACATCGTTATAACGGGGGACACAAGTCAAAACCCTGCAGGGTCTTCATATAAGGCATCAATACGTCAGGTATTTGAATCAAAGACCGATGTTTTCGTCACAGGAGGAACTTATACTAACTCTACAGGTACGGCAATCTTTACAAACAATACCGGAGGAACCTTCAGTGTGTCAGGTTTTTACACAGGTGGAAGTCCTACGTATCAAACAACAGAAATAAATTCAGACGATACATTAACTTGGAATAATACTTATTATGGTGTTAAGGTGACCGCACCCGCTATATTAACTCTACCTTCGACTTTTGGTAGAAAGGGTCAATTTTTAATAATCAAAGATGAACTGGGAAATTGTGCGACAAACCCAATAACCCTAAACCCGGTTGGAGGTTCATTGATTGACGGTCAAATAAGTTCAGTAATGAATATAAACTACATGTCTCTAACTTTAATTGTTAGGAGCAATAATTGGTGGATAATATAATAAAATTATGAGTTACATATTTAATAACGAAATTTCATATTCTGATAGTCCTAATTTGGATGCCTTTGGTAGATTAAGAACTGCGGCGGTTCAAAATCTTTTAGATATAAAACATGTCTACGATAAAAATCCATTACAGGTTGATGAGGTTACTGCGGGAACTGCAACATCGGTATTTCAAAAAGAATATGCAAGAGTTCGTATGTCGACATCTGCAAATAATGATTTGGTTATAAGACAAACAAAAACACACCCGATATATCAACCAGGAAAAAGTCAGCTGTTTGAAGCTAGTTTTTCAAATTTATCAATTGAAACAAATGTGATAAAAAGAGTTGGGACATTTGTTTCAACAACCGCATCAACATATAATTCAGTTTTTGACGGATTCTTTTTAGAAAGTAATGGTATTACTAATGATATAAGTTTTCAAATATGGAGGTCAGGAACAACAATATTTAGTGCATCAACAACAACTTGGAATACCGATCAATTCGACCCTTTAAATATCGATTGGAGTTTAGCAAATTTGATGACGGTAGATTACCAATGGTTAGGTGTTGGTAGACTTAGATTTGGGTTAGTATTGTCAGGACAAACTTTTTATTTTGCAGAACATAATTGTGCAAATAATGAGGCAAATGTTTATATGTCATCACCTAATCAACCTATAAGATATGAGATAAGACAATTAGGAAGTGGTTCGGGATATTTTGATATGATTTGTTCACAAGTATCGACAGAAGGAGCCTTAAACGGATTATACTCGACGGTTGGAATACAACAAACTAATACCGTAACTTTAGCAACATCAGGAACTAAATATCCTTTTATTGGATATAGATTAAAATCATCTTACATTGGTGTAACATCACAATATAATTCTTTATCTATTCTAAACACATCAAATGATAACTATCTTGTAACCATAGAATTTAACCCAACCTTATCGGCAACTCCAACATGGATAGATATACCAAATTCACCTTTTCAATATGCGTTAGAGACAGGAACAACAACGGTTACATCTTCAGGACATATAATGTCCAATTTAATTGGTCAAGCAGGAACATCAGCTTTAACCACATTACAAATTGATGATAATCAAATAAGAGTTGGTTCTAATATTAACGGAACATTAGATGAAATGTGGGTTTGTTTAACACCATTAGGTGCTAACGCAACCTTTTTAGGAACTGCGGAAGTTTTATACTATATATAACTTTATTTATATTATAACTTTCATATTATAATTTTATTATGAACGAATTGTTATTTGTCACAGCACAACCTGACGTGCCATATTTTATTTGGCAGGCCAAAATTTACATTTATAACTTCATAGAAAAAGGGATCAATCCCTCAAAAATACACATCATATTTGGAATAGTTCCACCGAATACTTCACCATCGAAAGAGTCATTAGAATTAAAAAATTTTGGAGTAAACATCCATCATTACAATGACGACAGAAGAAAAAAACACTACATACCTTCAATAAAACCATATTTAATATCCAAGTGGATAAAAAGTGATCCGAGTTACGGTAAATTATTTTTCTTACATGATGCCGATATAATATTTAGAACTTTACCCGATTTTGAAAGATTAGTCCAAGACGATATTTGTTATGTTTCTGATACAAATGGTTATATAAGTTATGATTACATAATTGACTGTTGTAGAAGATACGAACAACAACACCCAAATTCAAGAAGAAATCAATTAATTGAGGAAATGGCTAATGTTGTAAAAATAGATGTGGACTTAATTAAAAAAAATAGACTTCACTCAGGTGGAGGTCAATATATTATAAAAAACACAACATTTGAGTTGTGGGAAAAAATATATGAAGATTCTATTGGGTTATATAATCAGATGTTAGATTATCAAAGAAGGTTTCCAATTTCACCTGGCGAAATTCAGTTTTGGACCGCAGAAATGTGGAGTTTGTTATGGAATTTATGGAAAGACAACAAACAAACAATCATAACAAATGAACTTGATTTTTCATGGGCGACTGATAGTATTGAAGTTTTTGAAAAAAAACCAATATTACACATGGCAGGAGTAACCGACAATTTAAAAAACACCAAGTTTTACAAGGGAGACTTTATAAATGTAGACCCAATTCAAAAATTACGAGAAGATAATAATTATTTTAATTATGTTGATAAGAATAGTTCTACTGTCAAATATGTGGATATTATGAAAGAATACATTCAAAAACACAAAGTCTAATTATTTATGTTATAATATGGGACTAGAAACTACACCAACTTTGAATCGACCAAACGAATGTGATGTTATCACAATTTTCCCTATGGGTGTAAAATGTTTTGTCCAAAACCCATCTACAGATAGAACATTTGATGGGGCGGCAGTGTTGGCAATAACAGGAGGAACACCGCCATATACTATAAGTTGGGATGTTGGTGGATTTTCTCCCGCACTTACAAACTTAGGTGTTGGAGAATATGGGGCAACCATAATAGATTCTTACGGAGACTTTACCGCAAACACTGTCTGTGTTTTAACTGCAGAAACAACATCAATTTCGGGTATGTGCTTTGTTGTAACGGGTATTGTTGGAAATGAATTAGTGTATGTGACAAGCGAAAATATCGGACTAAAAAACGGAAGACCAAGTTATTTTCTTCAATATGGTATTCAAGAGTTAGGTTATGTATTTTGGAATCAAGCAACAGAACAATGGTATTTTTGTCAATCTTTAGATTGTCAATCAGGTCCTTATAATGTTTTTTCGGGTGATACTTTTTATCCATCCGCATTAAGTGGTCAGTGGGAAATTGCGTCAGATACACAATTACAAATTGTTGAATCTTATGTTGGTTTTTGTTTCACACCTGATGGGCCAACAGAAGATTATGAGTTGTGTTTTAGCATTGAAAGTTTAAATCAAAACGTTGAAATACCAGGATTGACTGTTGAACAAATAAACTTCGATCCATCGACCGAAATTAATGGAAAACAAAGTTGGACTTCAGTCACAAGTCAATATTTACTATATTGGAATACAGGATCAACACCATCTCAATGGACCATAACAGGATATAACCCCACAACAATATTTATAAACAACGACCCAACAT